TGCACCTATCTCCCCCATTGCAGGGGATCCTGATGTTGATTATGTACTTAACTACGCTGTTCGCTTTATTAATAGAGCGTTCAGTAATGTTAAACTTTCCAAAGCCAACTATTTTTATGTTGGCCCCGGAGCAGCAAATGTACATTTCTCAGTACCTAAAATGCGGTTACCTAGGAAGATACGTAAGAAATTGCGTAACCCCCCTAGTCCCGCTACTGGAATGTACGAACTCGCTCGCTCGGACGATAGAATATCTAAATTCAGTCGTTCCTTGCAATCAGGGTGGATAAGACCATCCGACGAGTACGATCCTAGATACTTTTTCGAAGATCAACTTGCTGAGTACATCGATGAAAATCTATCTGTTCGAACTGGACATGATGTTCTCATGACAGTTCCTAAGAATGAACAGACTGATCGGATGATAGGCGTCAACTCCGTTATTGGGATCGCCTCTCAGCACGTAAACGGAAGAATAATCCGTGAAGCGCTGAAGCGATGCTCTGTAGATTTAAACAATCTGCAAAGTGAGCATAAATACCTAGCCTACCTCGGATCGAAGACTGGTGAATTCCAGACGATCGACTTCGAAATGGCGTCGGACACAATATCTGTGGCCTTGGTAAATATACTCTTCAATAACGTTAAAAGCTCCGATAAAGTTCGTAATTTTTATAAGATGTTACGGATGTGTCGGTCAACCTCCTATGGCAATGAAATGTGCGTAAGCACTGATAGCTATGAGAAGTGGGCACCTATGGGGCACGCTGATACCTTTGAGCTAGAAACGCTGATTTTTACAGCGATAGCTAACGGGATCCAGTCCTTAATTGGACTGTCTCGTATAAACAAAGGTGAAGACGTACTTCATGGCAACTGGCGCAAAGCCACTGCTTTTGGTGATGATGTGATATTAAATATACCGCATATAACCGATGCAGAGGTTGCCACTATCGAACGGATTTTCCTAGCCTTTGGACTACATGTTAATCATGAAAAGTCCTTTTATAAAGGTGTGGGTTTCCGCGAGAGCTGTGGTGCTGACTTCTCCGAGGGGAGATACGTACGAGGCTTTTATCTGAAAAAAGCTGCTTTAGATGCAACTGATGTTATTAGGTTAATCAACTTTTTCACAGTTCATTATGACATAGGTTATAGCCTTATTTGTGCTACATTCCCGTGTTTTAAGAAGCTGTGTGATAGTCTTCACTTGGAACAGTATGTGACGGCTCCAGAATATATAGATTCCGGG